GTAGTTAGAGAATTCTTTTGTAGGAAGTTTACCCCATTCTGCAATAAAGCTTTCTGCTACTTTCTTAATTTTTCTATCAAATTTTTGGTCTGCAAAAACTAATCCTGATGTTCTTTCTCCTGATGGAAATGTTCCTGCTTTTTGTGCTTTTTTCACAAAAGATTCTGAAATCTCTATCTTTTTTAATTGATTAACTGCCTCATTATAATTTAAATTAAATACATGAGAATAACTTTTAAAAAATATTCTATAGTTTTTGCCTTCAAAAAATAGTTTAAATATTATATCTAATTCACTATTTAAATTATTTAATGCCATCTATTTATGAATCTTATAGAAATCTAGTATTCTCTTAATATGGTCTGGAAATCCTATATTTTCTCTTAGAGTTGTGGACACATTATTCTGTATCGAGGCTCCTGCTATTGCTAGTCTTTCTTTTCTTTCGTCTTTTAAGTAATATTTTACTAAATCAAAACATGCTAATTTTAAATCCTCTGGTGTAGTTGCATACCCAGAGGTATAAACTACTTTTACTGCTTTTCTTCCTTTTGGAAAAGCTTTGTCACTCATGTCGTCTGTTCTAAAAATTGAATCCACTGTAGTGTCGACAATATACTCATATTTCCCACTTCCATCTGAATTTTCACTAATTAGTGTTACATAACTTTCTGATTGACTTTGTCTTTCCTCTACGGATACAACAGTATTTAATGGACTTTCATCTACCATTATTGAAGTTGTATAAGTATCTTTTATATCAAAGTACTCTGTTTTATTTGTTGAGTAATAATCAATAAAACTTGTGCCACAGTAAGTTTTTACTGCTTGGCTTATGGCTGGCACTATTACATTAATTTTCGCATCTTCAGTTACTCCCTGAATCCCTGCGAAGTCTTTATACTGTTGTAGTGTTATTAAATTTGCCATAGTTAAAAAGGGGGAGTGTTAAGGTACACTCCCAAAAACCATGTTACGTTAAGGGTTATCCTTATGCTGATTGGTAAGCTAATGCCCACTTAGAAGTAGCACCATCGATTAGATCGGTGAAGCCAATTCTTTGTGAAGCAACTAGTACTCTACGCTGGTTAGCAACTTCGTAATCGGACTCAACGGTTACACCGCGTAGTCTTGGCATTACGTAGTTTCTAGTGTATACAGCAACTGCACCATAGATGTCAGCAGCTTTAGAAGCGAATTCGTCACACATTAGTACTCTTGAACCGAATACTTGACCAATTTCACCACTTAGCTTAGTAGCCATATCACCAACTAAGTTAGCATCTTGGAATTCAGCATCTTCGAGTAGGTTATAATACACGTCTTGTGACACGATATAAACTACGTCGTTTGGATTGATTCCATATTTACCCATATTTTTTCTCATAGCGAGAAGATCAGCTGCGGTAACTGCGTCACTAGCTGCGAAACCACCTGTTCCAACTACAGACTCATGATTGTCTGAATCAGCTGCTGCTAATAGACCTTCAAATGCGCCTGAAGTGTAAACACCATTATCGTGGTTACCTGCTAAGATTGCATTTTCAATACCTCTTGCATGTGATCTGACCATAGATTCTCTGATCAATGGTAGAATTGGCAAGATTGCATCTTCTTCTGTCTCGTTACCTAAGTAAGATTGAGAAATAAGCTTCACGGTTGAAAGAGTTCTTTCAGTCAAGTCAACGCCACCATAAGGAGAACCAAATGTGTCGCCTCTTTCAGCTAAGTTACCGTGTGGGCTTGAACCTGAAGCTGTTTGAGCTGAAGCGAATTCAGCATAACCGCTATCTGGTAAGATTGGGATAATCATGTTTGCAGAAGTCATAGTAATTTCTCTAAAGAGAGGTGCTAGAACTAATTCATTTTGAATATCTCTTTCAATGTTTGTTGAAACAACTTGCTCAAAGTCTGCTGAAGAAACGCCAACACCTGAATGTGCGTTAACTTTTTCCATTAAACTCTTAGCCATATTGTTTTCCCATCCTTTACCAGTAGCTAAACCAGCAAATTTTGCGTCTAGAATATCTTGCTCAAATTCTTTTTTCCAGTCACCGTTAGATGTTCTGTCTGAAAAATGTCTTTTGGATTCTCTGATATTCATGATTTCTTCTGATTTCTCAGAAAGTTTAGCCTCAAGAGATTTAACAACTTGTTCTAAATTAGAATAGTCTTCTTTTACTCTTGATTCTACATCATTCATTAGTTTTTCAGCACCAGTTAGTCCTGCTTGAACGATAGTTTTTTGCTCTTCCTGTTTTGCTTCCTCGGAGGCTTTAAGAGATTCAGCTTCTGCTTGTGATTTCTCAGCAGCTTCTAAAGCTAATTTCTCTTCAGCAGCCTTCTGCTCGGCTTGTTTCATTGCATAGCTAGCAACTGCTTTTTCAGCAGCTTCAGCGGCAAATGATTCAAGATCGAACTCAGGTGCTACAGGAGCTTGTTTTTCATTTGACATATTAGTCTCCATTTCCTGGGCGTCTGCCCTATTTGACTGCTCAACTTCAACAGCGTCTGCTGAATCATTTGAGTTAGTCTTGTAAAAAGTTTGCTTATACTTGTTGTAGTCTTCCATAGAATCGAATGACTTGCTTAATCCAAAGGTTGCCCCTTGGTTGCATGGCACTGAAACTACAGACACTTCGAAAAGTTCCGCGTCCTTTATTTTATATCCATCGGTTTCTGTCATATAATCAGCGTCCTTGACTTTGAAACCAACAGAAAAAGCTCCAAGGACACCGTCTTTAATTAATTGTGTTACATCACCAGCAGCTTTTGAAATCTTTGCAGAAATCTCTAGTCCGTTGTCTGTAACTGTAATATCTTTTGCTCTACCAATAGGTTTATCATAGTTATGATTAAACAAGATAATAGGATTATTTTTAAAGTTTTCTAATCCTCCTTTTGCCCAAGCATCTGCTTCGATAATATCTCCAGCTCTGTCTAAACCATTCGTGCTTGCTGATCCTTTAATCTCAACTCCACCGTCGTCGGTGTCACCTAATGCTTTAAATGTGCTGGTCCAATGGAAGATCTTATTTGACATCTTTTTTCTCCTTTTTCGGTGCTACTTTTTTAGGAGCAGCTTTGGGAGCAGGGGTTGGTTTTGGTGTCAGTTTAACTGGATGACGTAAATTCATTGCAGATAATACTCGATTCCAAGATCCAAAAGCCCTTCTTAAAAGATAGTCTTTTACTGGTACATCATTACCAAATCCTTTGTATTCACTAAGAGTTACAGTTTTCATGTCTTTCTTAGTTAAAAAGTCAGATAATGCTTTTGCCATCATATCTTTTGTCATATTAATTTTCCTCGCTTGGTGGGGTCTCGACTGGTCTGCCACCTTCTTCTGGATTTACTGCTGATCCTGCTATATTTGCAGGAACTCTTGGGGTATCAAAACCATTTACTGGTTCTTTGCCTAAAGCCTCTCTTGCTTCATTGGCACTTAAGATGCCAGTATTTACGAGAGTTGCGTAGTACGCTGCTTGATCTCTAAGCTCTGGTTGTAAAGCAGGTATACCTGTTACATCCTCAGAGATAGTGAAACCAAAGAAACGCTCAACAGCGTATCCAATTTTTCTTACTATTGGTAAGATTGTTTCTAAATAATAAAGTCTATGGTTAGGTCTTATGTTTGCATTGTTGCCACCATCTAGTAAAATAGGTGGTATTCCCATAGCCTCTAGTATAATTCTTTCGTTTGCTTTTATTGATTCTTGAAAGTCTAATTCTTTGAAATTAATATTTGTAAGACTATCAACTTCTAATCCACCGTCAAGAATAAGTGGGCGTCTTCCGCCTGTGTTTGGATTATATCGTACACTCCATGCTTGTAACATTCTTTCTTTAATTTTTTCAGAAAGTGTATTAGGTGACTTAAGTACTAATCCTGGTACTGCTCCATTTTTAAAGAAGTTATCTTGAAAGTTTCTCATGCTAGCTAATAGTTGCATTGTTCTAAATGCTGGTTTTAGTCTAGGAACTCCTCGATAAATGGAATTAAAACTGTTTTCTTTTATATGTATAATCTCATTTACTGAATAATCAATGCTATTATCATATACGAACTTTTCAATATAAGTATCTGTATCACTATATATTGTCATTTTATCTGCTGGAAGATGATACAAATGAGCACCATCAAAATAAATAAATATATTTCCATCGATAAGTAAATCTATTACAAGATTTCTTTTAAAAGTGTTAATATCCTGAAAAGGATTTGGTTCTTTATTTACGAGTACATCAACTTTTGATCTACGAATATTTTTTATAATATTGTTGATTCCAATAGTTTGATCTCCAATTTGATACGGAATATCCGATACATCATCAACAATCATATTTACTGCACGGTTTACAATTTCTAATTGTTCATAAGCATTTCTATAATTTGTTACGACTTCACGAGAGTCAATTGTCATACCCTCGTTTCGAGATATTACGTATTGTGCAGGGTTGAGTTTATCCTCTACGTCTGCTCTACCTATAAATCTATCATACCATGCCATGTTTGTCTCTCTGTATCTCGACCCAATTATGTTGTTTCTTCGCTGTGATCAATTTGGGTCGTTTTCCGTAAATTGAATGTAATCTCAGATGATGGTTATGGCAAAGCGTAACCGTGTATTCATACACCTTTTCTTTGTTCTCATCAATAAAGGATTGCCGAAGCTCTAGTATATCTTGCTCATTCTCTATAGTTATATTTTTATGTTTTAACCAAGTTTCTAGCAGTTCCGTTAATCCGTAGTAATGATGAAAATCTAAATCTTTAGTCTCTCCACAAATATAACAATTGCTTGTTTTTTTGTATTTCGACTTAGCTTTGTCTCTTACATATTTAACTAAATCTCGCTTTAGGTTCATATTTATACTCTTAATTAGAATTATACCAAAAAGTCACACCATAAGTCAAGAACTGTTTTTCAGTAGGTATTCTCAAAATGAGGTCATGCTCGTTTCGAATGAGTATAACGCGTATCTTATAGCGTCAGCCATGTGAGATGCCATATCGTGTTTAGGTTTTTCTTTTAGTAAATTTGGGTTAGGGTCCCATTGATATTGATCTAACGCCATCAATGTTTCCATGCATTTTTGATCTACAATGAGTTGGTCATTATCTACGACTCCAGCTACTTGTCCTATTCCATCTAGTACTGATTTCTTTGCATTAAGAGTACTAATATCATAATTTTGTGCAAAATCGTAACGAGTTTGTTGAGCTGCAGAGTCAATATAGATATAATCAATATCCCATTTTTTAATCAATTTTTGAATTTCTTTTGCGTGTTGTTCTGTTGTTCTTTCTGAGTTATAGTACTCATCTACAATATAATATTTTTCAGTGTCCCAATCATACGCTACAACACAGAGCGCAGTAGGATCTTTATAACCAACGTCAAGTCCTGCAAATACATCCATACGACTTGTGTCAAATTCACTTAAATCTGATACACATTCTTCATGGTTAAATTTCCAGATTTGCCCTTCAAATACATTAAAGTCTGCCATGTATTCCTGATTAAACTCAGCTTCAGACATTGTCTTTTTTGCTTCTATAATATCTTGTTCGGAAACTCGTGGATTTTCGTGGTAAGTTGCTTTTATACTACACCATTCTGGAAACTCTTCTGAGAATCCTCGATAGTAAAACTCTGCAAAGTAATTATTTCTTCCTCGTGGAGTAGAAATAAAAATAGCTTTTGAATTTTCTTTATCAAGTGTTGGCCGTAGTGCCACATTGAATGCATCCCGTCCGTCTGTAAGTGCAGCTTCGTCGAATATAATAAGATCGTATGATCTACCAACTACAGAGTCTACCTGATTAATGGAACCCATTCTTATAGTAGATCCATTAGATAGTTCTATAACTTTATCTTTTGCGTTATCTCGTGTAACTTCTAAGTCAAAATGTTTTATAAGATTTCTTTGAAGATCAAAAGATATTTGAGATAATGAATAGTTGGGAGACATTAGTAGAACGTTTGCTCCTGGTACTAGACATACCAGTTGTCCTATAATGTTTGAGATATATGTTTTTCCTTGACGGCGTGAGACAGCCGCGCAGACAAAACGATATTTAGGATTATTGATGGCATTTATAATTGCCGTTTGTGAACTGTTGGGCTCGATCCCTAACAGATCAAGATACCCTTCGATAGGGAGTTTTATGAAACGACTTTCTGGATTTATTTCCATTAAGTAGTCAGGGACAATATCTGAGCGGCTTATTTCGATCAATGTAGAGTCTCTTTGTTAAATAAATTAAAAGGGTCGTCGGATTCAAACATTCCGTACTCTTTGGCTAATTGTAATAGATATAAGTAACCACCACAAAGATCCATGTATTCACGCTCTCGTTGAGTTCGTGTTAAACCTCGTTCTTCTCTGCGTTCTGCATTTCTTAGTTGTTCTATAGCGTACATAGACAAGCCATCTAGCCAGGCTTCTCGTTTGTCTATCACTTTGGGTACTGTCATTATTTCCTTCGTTTAATTCCTCTAACATATTTTTGGGATTTAGGTGGCATCTTTTTAGAACCACCTTTTCCTGCCCAAAATACTTTATTTGCCCAGTAGGCTGCAGAAGATTTGCCTTTTGCAATATTTCTTCTGTGTCTCGCTTTGAAACTCTTTCTGGCTTCAGGACTGTAATTGTGCCCCATGCCTTGCGCTCCAAAACGAATAATTTTTACTTTACCACCAACGCGAGTTGCAACGACTGCTTTTTTAGTTCGGTGCTTGGGAGTTCTTTTTGGTTTATTTAACCTTGTTAGTCCTGCCCTTTTTAATCTTGCTTTTTCGCTTTTTGTTAGTGCCATTATAAAAAATGTCCACGACTCTATTTAGTCGTCCTGCTTTCATTAAGTCATGAAAGTCTTTATGAATAATATTTATCTTCCTCTACGTGGTAAAATTCGACCTGCACCTTTTTTACCAAAACGTGCTTGTTTTGGATTTACTGTTTTGCCGAATCTTGGACCTACGCCCTTTGGAGCTGCACCATAAAAACCACCTGCGGTAGTCATTGGAGACTTAGTATTCACGTAAGTTCCTGCTGCAGAATTAAGATCTCTAGTAAGACCTCTTTTTAATTTGTGTTTTTGTAATTTAGATGTTCCGTGTCTGCTTGGTCCAACTAAAAATCCACCTTGTCTTGCCATTTTATTGTCCTATGCTTTCAATAAGCTCTTGGCATTTCTGCCCGTTGTTCAACTTTTCTCTAATTTGTCGATTAAGTTGTAATTTATATTCTAGTGCTATTAGTAATTGTTTTGACATTCCTACTACACTTAGAATTTCTTTAATTAGATTTTGTTTATCAATCATGCTAGTCCTTATACGACTTAGCTAAGATATTTTAGCTTTTAGCTTTTTGTTTCGCTTCTATCATTTTATCTTTGATATCCACTTTACCGTCCCAGTTTTTATCTTCTCCTGAAACTATGGCACATAGTTGTAACCATTTAATTTTTAACCATTCTACCATTTTCTTCCTC